TTGCTATAGGCAATGTATCCAATGTTTTCGTCACCGTAGTCAGTAACCCCAGATGATGTCCTGTGTTGATAGGCGTAGACTCTGTCAATATCATTCTCCGCTGAAGGGTCATAGTTTGTTGGGCCATGAGCCTCGTATGTGTCCCTTAAAAGGATTTTGTAATTGGTAATGTTTTCAGCATTAAAATAAGTCAGCGTACCATTCAAGTCAACCTCTATTGGGTCAAGCGTAGTTTGGTCTACGTTGTTTGTTACGTTATATGGGAAAGGGAAGATGTAGCCAAGGCGAGTATCTTCCCTTGTGCCTGACAGGGCGGTTGGGTATAGTACGTATAAGTCATTTGAAGTCCAAGATGATATTCCATCAATGAACTTTGAATAAACGTCAAATCCTAATGTTCCGAATACACGGCTGAAAAAACTCTGAACACTTAATGCAGGAAACAATCCAACATTGTAGTTGTGAATGCCCCACGTTGTGAATTGACGTGATGGGAATCCATCCCTTTTCTGAATGTCATCAACATCAATAAACGGAATCTCAATGTCCCGGTTTTGATAATCTTGATTAAGATTAAGGTATGTTGAGAGCGTTCTCTCTGTTGTAGAAAACGCATCCGAATATATATCAGAAAACTTTAAGTCCTTTAACTTCTTTGAGAAGTCTGAAACATTGTCATTGAACTCAATATTAAAGAAAGGCTCTGTGCTATTTATTGTAACGCTAACAAACCTACACACGCCAGATGAGACGAGTAGGTCGTTTATGTACAATGAGTATTCCCTCTCTAATGCCGTGACATTTCCAAGGCTAACAGAATCGTTATATTGAAATATAGCCTTATTTACTGTGGTGTATGGCAGTTTCTGTTCAAAGGAAAATGGTATCCTTACTGACTCGGGTGATTGACTGTTGTAGTAGTCAAACGAAAGCGCAACTTCTTGCCCCGGAAATAGGTCAGCGGTTGCCCCGTTAATTAATAATTTATAACTCACGGAACTGCTATTTTGAACTCAATTGCCTTTTTAAACTTGTTATTCAATGTGTCAAATGATGAACTATTCATAACAATTTTATACGCAACACTTCCCTGTGCCTTACAAGAATCTACAAGATATAGTTCCGTGCTTAACAATGCGGGTAGCATATTGTTGACGAGGAATCTACGCTTATCGTCAATTGTAAGAGAGTATTCCAACTTCGTGTTGTACACAGTCATTCTATTTGAGTAGTGCGCCTTCTCAATGGCGTATTGAATCCTGTATGAATTTACTTCTTCAAGCGACTGATATAAACCATAACCACTAATGAATATACTAAAACCATTCATTGTCTGAATGTTTAGTGAGTACATTTCATTATCATATGTTACTATGAATGAACCTTGACCCGGTTCGGACGGAGACCATCCATTGAAAATACCATATATAAAGTCAGTACCATGCGTAAGCACAACAACATCACCATATATGGCATCATTGCTTGTCGTGTCTCCAACGTCTAAAATAAAGTTAACTAAAGCCTTTCCGGCACCAATAACTGTTACGCTACTTATGACACCACTCGCAACCCCGGAGCCTGGTGACCCAAACGGAGTACCTTTAAATACTAAATGATAGTTTGACATTATAGGTTTCTATTTCTTTCTTTAATTCTACGAGCCGTTTCATCACGAGAAATGTCATCCGAAGATACAAAAGCACGGACAGGTTTAGATACATTAATTGCAGTATTAACCGTTGCCTCTGCAATTGCCTCAAGGTACTCAAGTTGCTTTTGTGTTGCCTCTTGCCCTGTAACAATTCCACCTTTTGCAAAACTATAGGATGATGTTTGTGTCCCATTGATTTTGTCAAGCACGCTCTTGTAACGCTTGGTTGAATACTTATTTACAATGTACTCACCGCCCTCCATTTCATATCCACCACGGCCATTGACCGTAAAAGGTACTCCTCCGTTGGCATGACTCGGCCCGTAAACCAAACCACCCTCTGCAAATTTCTTTGGATAGAATTTTCTCTGGTTCAATGCACGCATTTCAGATGCATATGATGCTGATGCTAACAATGTTGTTGCAACGGTCATCAATGCAAGTGTTGCCGGGTCGGCACGCCCTTCCTTAATGATAAGGTTCGGGATGATAGATGCAAGAGCCTCAAGGAAGTCAATACGAGCCTTTTCTGCATCACGCTTCTTCTCGGACTCAAAAATCTTCTTGTCAATTTGGTTTTGGCCTTGAATCTCTTTGCGCTTTATAGCAGCAAGACGTGCTGCGTATTCCTCTTGGCTGATTAACTGATTCTCAATTTGAGCATCAAGTAACTTTTCCTCGTATTCAGCACGCTCTGAAATCAATGCCTTCTCTTGCTCAAGTCGGGCCTTTAGTGCCTCAAGAGCAGCATCCTGTTGTTGGTTATATATCTCGGACGTTAGTTCAGCAGCATCAGTAAGGAACTTCTTAAGTTCTTTTGCAAAAGCCTCTAAGTTCTTTATGCGCTGTGCATCAATAGCCTTTGAGTCTGCATCACTTCTATCTTGAAGGTCTTTTTGAATTTTCTCTGCTTCCTTTACTGCTGCATCATCAATCCTTGGATATATAGTCAAGGTAAATATTGATTGAAACAAATCAATAATTTCTTGAGATACTCCGGACTCTTTTAATCTTTTAAGGTACTCGCTCAATATAGCATCAGCAGCCTCTTTTGCTGCCTCTGTACCGCTATCTTGAAGTACAGACGTTATTGAAGATTGAACTGACTTCATCCAATCTTTTAAGTCATCTGGGGTAAGTGCGAGTTGGGCTATGCTGTCAGTTAATTGGTCAACTCCGTTTATTAGAGTGTCCGTATCAAGTACGTTCTTTAAACGCTTACCATCAATCGTAACATATGCCTGCTTCCAACGGTTCTCAAACTCTGATATTGATGCTGAGAACTCTTCGTTTGCATCTGTCTCAAGTTTAGTCAACTCAATGCTCAATCGCAACGCCTCTTCTGCATTTCCGTCCTGTGCTGCATTTGCTATGCGCAATTCATACAGTTCCTTTTGTTGTGCGATTTGCTGCTTTCTTGCTTCAATATCTTCCTGTATGCGCTTCTTTTCTTTATTAAACGCTGTATTAATTGCTTTCTCAAGTTCACGTCTGCGCTTTTCCTCGTCTTCTTCTATTTGACTAACGTATGGAGCGAGAAGGTTTAATTGATTCTGAAGTGCTGAAACACGTAGTTCGTTTTGAGCATAAGCCTCTTCGTCCATTGCTACAAGGCCCGCTTGCATCTTTAGGTTGGCTTCATAGTAACCGCTTAGTTCTTTCTGTATTTTGACTGAAAGTTTCCCCGCACGAGCGATAGCATCACTATTGGTTTTTTCCTTCTTGAGAATCTCATTGAGTTCCCCACTATACTTTGATTGAACTGACGTTCTTATTGCCTGTGCTTTGCGCAGTTCTTTCTCTTGGTATACTATTTTTGTCATTTGGGAGTTGACACCAATCAATCCCTCAATAAATTCATCATTTGTTGTTTTTGACAATTCTTTCATCCAATAGTTTGCTCTATCCAAGTCAGCACCAACTCCTGCGCTGCCTGCAAGCATTCTTTGAAAATCAAAAGAACCTAAAGCAACATCAAATTCATTAGCGTATCCTATTAATGATAGCAAGTCTTGCTCTGAGATTTTTGCTGCCTCAGACACCCTTTTGAACGCATCGCTGTTCGCTTTTGCAACCGTGCTTCCCGATAACTCAAGAATCTTAAATGCCGTTTGGGCCTGCGAAACAGTACCATCTACAACCGTGTCTATTGACTTTCTTAACTCAACATTGTTATTCGCTTGTGCTTGATTGATAATCTTGTAAGAGCGAGCCAATTCTTTTGTTGACTGACTAAAGAAGCCTATGATGCTTAAGAATGTTTCAGAGTCCTGTATTACAGCACCAATTGATAACTTAAATTCATCAAATGCACTTTTTAATATGTCAATCTGTGCAGCAGATGTTGACATCTGTGCAGATGTTGCAACAAGCGTACTGTAGTAACTATATGTCTTATCGCTAAGTATCTCAATAGCATCTACGTTCTGTGCAAGTATAAGCAATTGTCCCGCTGCTGTTTTTCCAACAAGTTCCTCCGCCTTTGCGAGACTTATGTTTTGAGAGTTTAATTGCTTTAGTACGTCAATATAATTCTCTCCATTTGCAGCCAACTCAAGGAAAACCTTACGAAGACCCGTACCTATTCTCGATGCTGTGATTCCGTTATCAGCAAGCAATCGCATAGATGCAGCGGTTGATTCAAATGATGCTCCCGCTGAACGAGCCACAGGCCCAACATATTGAATCGCTGTTGAAAACGACTGCAATGATAACGCAGAACTATTAACGGCATCCGTAAGAATCCTTGCCGTTTTTGCTGACTCTGATGCGCCAAAACCAAACTGATTATTTACCTTAAGTATGGCCTCTCCTGTTTCGGACAATCCCGTTCCCATTGCTTGCGCTGCAATAGCGACAGGCTCAAGTAATGATTTAACCTCTGAAGATGTTGCACCAAGTTTAGCAAGAGACACGGCAAGGTCAGCAGTTTCTCCCGCTGTAAAGCGTGTCGTAACAGCAACCCTACGAATCTCATTTTCCATTGATTTTAAGGATTCTCCGGTAGCCCCGGTGATTGCAGATAGTCTGCCAATCTTATCCTCAAAATCAATAAAAGATTTTACAGAATCAACAAGTACCTTCTTTACAAACTGAAACGCTGCGCCTACACCGCCAAGCACTCCTGCATAAGTAAGTAAGCGACCCGCAGCCTTACCAATCTGGTCAGCATTCAATACACTCTTTAGACCCGATACAAATCCTTTTTCTGCCGTAGCCTTTCCATAGGTGCTTTGCAGCACCGACATTGATTGGCGGAGTTTGTCAAGGTTTGTCGTTAGTTTTTTTACTAACTCGGCATTCTCTTGTGTATTTTTATTTGAAGATGTAAGATTCTGAATTTGATTCTTAGTCTTCTGAATATTCTTTACGTACTGCTGCTCTAACTTTCTGTACTCCGTCTCTGTGAGTTTTGCAATCTCAGAGTTGGTCTTTCCCTTTTTTACAAGTGCGTCAATGTTGGCAGCATACTCACGCATTTTTGCGTTGAGCGTGTTTAAGTTGTTTGCTTGGTCAACATATTGCTGTTCTCTGGATGTCTTTGCATTGGCGGTGGCTTGGGCTTTCGCCTCATCCTCTTGCCGTCTGCGTGCAACCCTTGCTAACTCTTGCTCTCTGGCTAACTTTTTGTCATCAGCCTCTGCTTGCTTTCTTTGTACATCTCTTAAATCGTTCTCCTTCTTTACAACACTACCTACCGCATCAGCATACGCCAATTGGCTTTTCTCTAACAGAACTATCTTTCCTCCAAGAACCCCAACTGTTTTTGCTACATCTTCATTGGTCTTCGCTAATTCAGAATTTTTACTATTGTACTCTGATACCTTGTTAATGTATTCTTGCGCCCGTTTATTTAGCGCAGCAAGCGCACTACCCTGAAGTTTTTGGATTTCTCCTGACGTTGCACCTACTTGCGTAGCAAACATTTTGGCTTCAGTCGTGAGTCTTTTGTACTCATTCGTGATGTCAATCAATGTCTGCTTTAAAATAGCGGATTGGTCTCTTGAAGCCATATTAGAAAAGTGTCGCTTTAATGTTTGCAATTGCCTCTTCAAGCAACTGAATTTCTAAATAATTTACAAATTCATCTATGCCTTCATCAATAGCATCTGATGCTTTATCCCTTGCAATAGAAAGCAACCTACTCGTATTTTCTACGTTGTTCCCGTTTGCAATTAGTTTCTTTCCAACGAACCAAACAAACGACTTTAACTTAGTTCGTGTTGATAGGTCAACATCTTTTACAAATGTGGATGCAGGCTTCCGAATAGCCCAAGAACGGATGCTATCAAAAATTCCGTAATTAGCAGGTCTGCTCAAGAATGCTGTCGTTGTTCCATCATTTCTAAATTCCTCATCAAGGAACTTAATGTATGGCGCACCAAGAAGTCTAAGGTCAACAACAACATTAAAATTGACAAGCATATTCGTTTCCGAAAACTGCGTACCCCTAACCTTCAATGAGTTATTGTAGGAAATCCTCGTGATGACCTTCTCCATTTGTCCAGAGGCTTTTTGCCCCTTTCGTTCAGCCTCACTCAAAATGGCTTCCCTAATCCTATAAGATTTTAGTTTCTTTATTAGGATTGAACGCAGTACACCAATTTGCTTTTGGCGTGAAATCATTGCTCTACCGTGAGGTGGCTACCGCAACGCTTGCATTGCTTTGACTCGCTTACATTACCGCACTCACGGCACTTATGTGTCTTTACAACTACTTGAGCCTCTACGATTGGCTGTTCAGCCTTTGGGGTTGTTTTTCTCTTTGCCATAATTATACTATGTAATTAAATTCTTGGCTGTTTGGCCAATCGTTTGGTATATCGTAATACTTTCCGTTTATACCTATGTAAAGTTTGAAACTAACAATGGTTGATGCATTATTCAACAAAAACGAAATACTTGCTTCGTATGGGTCATTGATTGATGCGCCAATCAGCAAGAATCCTGTGTTTATATTGTTTGATGATTGCATAACCGACTCAATGATTGTTCCAGAACCATAATCCTCAACAAGAAGTAACTCAATTGTTGACGAGCCGGAGAACAATAGAGAGTAGCCGGTATCAATATCTTTCACGTTTATTGACGCACCATTTGCTTGCGTATTTACTAAAGCGGAATGAAAGTCAAGTGGCCAATATCCCTCTATGGTGTAATCTGTTCCGTCTACCGACACAACTCTTGACGGGTTCGTCAAGAAGTACATTGTATTTCTATCAACATCAACATATGCTGAAGAAATTGACAAAGTGCCTCCGGAGAACAAAGGAGCAACTACCTCATAAACCAAATAAGAAACTTTTAATCTATCCTTGCCTTCGCCAACAGAAGCGGAAGGCAGCCCCACCTCTACTGTGGAAGTTGTTCCGCCAAGAAAGGAATAGTTAGAGGCAACAGCAAGTAAATCAAGGGAAGTATGTAATCCATCGTAATATTCAGATAATGGCTTCAATACAACATTAACATCCGAACTTGACTTAGCGTAAACACTATAGTTTAACGTATTTGATTTCAAGTCAATTGAAGGTATGGCCGTGCCACCAAAAAACAATTCAGCAGACTGCTGTGTTTCTGCAATTGCTAATGAAATGTTCGGTATGAACACACATCCAGTTGGTCTTGAGTATGAATCACCATACAACGCTCCGGCTCCATCCTTAAAGTAAATACTAACGCTACACTCGCCAGAAGGAGGAACGCCTTGAGTGAATACAAAGTCCCTCGCTATGCTTGAGTAATATACGTTGCTGCTTGAGACTGTGTGTTGAAGTTGATATGTCGTTGAGTCAATTCCGACAATATCAATAAACATAACCTTATTCAGGTAATCTGATGTTATATTTTCAATATATATCGGGAATCTTTCTTTTATAATGTTAAAATCATATCCTGCTACATACTGACCTACGTTTACAAAAGAAAGACCTGTCGGGGGTGGTGGTGTTCCTCCTCCTCCGCCTCCGTTGTTCGGGACTTCATAGTCCATAATTGCCACGCCACCATTGTGATTTGAACGCTCAAATGTTACGTTAAAGTTTGTGTAAGCAACGACAATATTATAATCCTCCCCATCCACATTAACAAAGTCAACCTCGTCAAAGTCAACTGAAATGTCTTGTTGTAGGAGGTAGTCTTGGAATTGAGAGATAACGAATAGATTCTCTTCAATGGCCTGCAACTCTGCTCTATCGTCACCGCTGATTGTCTTATCAAGCATAACGACAGAAAACTCAATGCTATACGTTGGGGCATTCAACTCACGTGAGATGTTTGAGTTGGCCACTATCAACTGCATAGAACGGTGCTTGAAGTCAAGACCCTGAAGTTCTTCTTCGCTCCCAAGCAACCCAAACTCATTAATCATCAAGTGGCCGTCAGCGAACGCCTTGGTGATGTCGTAAAACTCTAACAAAGTTCTCATAGTGTAATCTACAAATTATCGGTATCGTGCAGAGTTCCGTGCCTCCTCAGCCCTGCGTTGATTCTCTTCCATTTCATTTAGTTGCGTTTCGTAGGCAAGGTCAACAAGAACCTCTCCCATCCTCAATGAATATATCTCGCTAAACTTAGTGATGTCATTGTTAGCGAGCCTCTTCACTATTGCGTACCAGAACCAACGTGATGAGAAGGTATCCTCCTGTATAGGCTCTTCATCTTCTTCTTCATCCGTTTCATCATGTACAACATATATTACCCCACTAAACTTGGTGAAGAGGTTGTATTCACGATTCTTCTTCATCTCATGTATGATGCCCATCATCGTGGTAGCATCCTCATCGCTTATTGCATTTATGTGAGCCTCCTCGTTTTCTGTGGTGTCATCAAATGATTCCTCGTCAATTGGTCTGACTATAAGAGAAAGCAGTCTTTGTGTCATGCCGTGCTTTATCTCATGCTCAAGATATATGAACTGAGTCAAGGTCATGTCCAATATGTTCATGTAGACCTTGTACCTTGATTTTATGTCTGACTTATCGCAAGATGCGTGCTTCTCATTAAGAACATCGTCCATGTATTCAATGAACTCAATTCTCTCAGAGAATGGGACGGATGAGGCGAACTCTTCAAGTTTCCCATCGTTTATTGCTTGTAGAACCTCTAAAGCCTTTATGAATTTCATAGGAAGTATGTTACGCCACCATCCTGCTCCTCCTTTGCGCAATATGCACAAATGGCCAAACTCATAACCATATCGTCATGCTTGCCCTCCGTGTTACTGAACTGAAGGTTGCCTGTGATTGGGTTTCGTTTGGATTTGAAGTCGTACAATTCCTTCACCAACTCATTGTAGTCCGGAATTTTGATTACCTTATCCTCAAACAACTTGATTAGGTTTTTTATAATCTCCGGCTTTGATGCGCTTGTCGTGTGAAAAGGAATCATCTTGTACATCTTGTCATCGTCCGTAATCTCATCAAACAGCAGGTCGTTGTTGTTTACCTCAAAGTAGCACGCAGCCAACTTCTCATCGTGCTTTAAGTAGAAGTCCTTGATTCGTTGCTTGAATGATTCAGTATCTAACCTGTCCTCCTTGTAGTGGAATCTGTCAATGTCAATAACCTCGTACCTTTCGTTCATTGCAGTAAGAACGCTGTAGTCTTGTGCAACACCGATATCCATACCGATATATATCCTTTCGTACTCTGATGGTTGGTGTTTGAGAAGTGACTCCTCTATGTTAGAGAATAAGGCATCTGAACTAACGGGCTTACAAAGGAACTCTTGGTCAAACTGCGCCTTGGTCATATTCCTCTTGATACCAAGCACGGTCTTCTCTACATCTGGGTCTTTCAAGTCAAGGTATGTTCTACGAACCGAAACGATGTCATCCACATTGCTTTTGTCAAGCCCACGCTGATACCAATCCCAATACCAATTCTTTCCGTTAAATGTGCTGCTCATTACCACACGACCACTTGTTCTTGTTACCATAGGCAGCAAAACCTCGTTAATGAAGTCAACACGCATAAACGCAGCCTCGTCAATGTAGATGAAGTCAAGCGTAGCACCACGCAGGTTGTCCCCGGAGTCAGCAGAACGGAACTTAATGAAACTACCATTGTGAAAGAACATCTCATTGTTCTTCCTGTCAAACCGCTTTACTATCTGTTGGAATAGGTCTTGGTGATTGATAAATGCAGCCTCTATGTCCTTCATCACCTTATTGGCTTGGTCTTGGATAGGACTCACCCAGAACATTCGTGTACGTGGGTTATTCAGACCTCGCATCACGGCATCGTTCATCATCATAAAGGTCTTGCCTGTCTGACGGCCCGCAACAATAAGCGTAACAAATGGCTTGTCGTTGTGTATGACCTTTAGGAAGTCCTTCTGTGGCTGACTTGGGTTGTATAGATTAATCTTCATAATCTACGTCAAGATACATCGCATCCTCGTCAATAGGCTTTGTAAGGTCAATGGTAGCCTTCACATCAATCTTGGTCTGCTGAACCTTCACAGGGGCTTTGTATCCCTGCATATCATTGATGATTTTAATCGTCTCCAATGCAACCTTCGTGTCTCCATTGATAAATGCCTCGTCACGCATCTTTACGAGTATGTCAAGGTTACTCCCCTTCGCTACCTCTATTCGTTCCTCAGAGAGCCTTACAGCGTCTCGTAGGGCCAGATAGAATGCCGTGCCTTGGTTGTTCTTGTCACGATAGTAACTCGTGTAGTTTAATTCCTTGGCAATCTTGCCTTGGTTGGTGATTCCCTCCTCACGCACACGCTCAAGGAACTTATCCTGCAAGGGAGTCAGTTCAGCACCACGACCTATAACCACTTCACCCTCTCTGTTTCTTATTGACCCCATATACCGGACGATTATCTAAAACAAACTTATCTTGGAAAACCAATGACTCATACTTCGGTGTGTGTTCGTGGTGATAGTATTTGAAGAGGTTACTCTTAACCCTCATCACACAACTACCACACATCGTGTTTACGTTCTCAGCCTTCGTGATGAACCTGCTCTTACCAACAAGTGCGTTGTGAACACGGAACATTTCCGCCTTCAGTTCACCCTTTGGGAACGACACACGCAACAACTCAAGTAGCAACTGCTCCATATCCATACTCAAATATACAAACGAATGACCATTCATTAAAATAATTCATATCCCCCATAGTAACTATAATAGTTACACTATAATAGTAACTATACTATAGATACCCTTATAGGGTATCTTATAGTTACTATACTATAATAGTTACTATATACAAAATAGTTCGCCACATTATCCCTTATTGTTAAAAAATAATTCATCATCTGGGTCAGTACGTACAACATATGCGGTTTTGTACGTACAAGATGGCCACCCCCCCGTCATCCCCTCCCCCCGGTCAGAGTAGTCAACCATACCCAGCAGAAAAAATTTTTCCGGTCATGAAAAAAAAGCCCTTTCCGTGCGCCCGTTATACGACAAAAATAGTTCTTATGCAATAGAAAAAATTAGAAAGTTTTGCCGCTAACTTTGTCCATCGGAAAACGAAACAAAAACAAAAACTTAAAAAAAACCACTTAACCGGGCGAGAGCCACAATTCAAAAAAACCATGAAAAACCAAATGAACACCACAAGCGTAACCATGTACCAAGTAAACACTAAAGGCGAAAAGGTCGCTAAAATTGGCGGGGCAGCCAATGAAATAGAGGCTGCACTCTATGCCCTGCGTATCGTCCGAAAGGCCGTAGCCATGGGAACTAAAGCAGGTAACCACTATTTGCGCAAATTGAACTTGTCCAAGGCTCAAGAAATTACCTTCCCCACCATGGACAAAAATATTTTCCTATCCTCACGGGCGGTACGCCTCGGCCAATTTATTGACTATTCGCCCGCTGTACTTGAGGCCGTCATTGAGGAACTTACCGCCAAAGCCCTCTAAATAATTAACAGCCTAAAACATCTGAGCCATGCGTATTTTTCATGTAGCCAAAGAAGCAACCCGGGGCCGTAATACTCGGGAAGCCAACAAGACGGCCCAAGGCAAAGCCAAGGGCGGGAAAATGGCCCGGACACAGGCGAAATTGGATGCGCAAATTTCACTTATCTCAATGAGAATTGAAAGGGCCGATGCCCAAAGGTCAGCCCGAAGGGCCAAGCGTTAAGAGCGCATAACATCCGCAGGGCGGGACACTACGGCAAGGCTGTAGATGGTGGAGACCACACCTTACAACGGACTAAAGCACCCAAGGGCGCATACTATGTGCGCTCATTCAATGGGGACGATGCTCAACGCATTGCCTATTGTCTAAAATTGGGTGACTTTAGGCCGTTGAACAAAAACCTATTTAATCTTTTCAATCATGAAAAAAGTACAAACCCTTGAGGACTTTGCAGTTCTCGCCATCGGTGCATTTACTATCTGCATCGGATTGGTGGCCTTCATGGCTATCGCCTCAGTAATCGTGAAGACGGCTGAGAATCTTGACAAATTAATGTTTTGAAAATTTTCCAGAGAAATGACACATGCGCAAATCCGCCAAATGCTGCACGACACCACAGCACCAATGCCCAAAGATGAGAAGGAGATTATCATCTATGGAGACGAAGCCATTCACCCTTCAAACGCTTATTACTCACTTTTCCAAAAACAAATAAAACCATGACACGAGAAGACCTAAATAAAGTATTGGGCAAGGATGTAGAAACCTTGGCCAACTCACGCTTTGCCGATGACTTTGAAAAGCCATTGAACATAAACGGCAACCGAAGCACACGAGGAATGTGGAACTTGATTCTTTTGAAGGGCGAGGTTCGCCTGTACAGCAAAGGGATAAAGCCAAACAGACATTGGAAAATCACGCAGGTAAAGGACTACCTCGGTATGACCGGAAACGCTGAAACAATCCTGCGCAAACTTGAAGCCTTACACGATTACATCAAAGCAAATTACTAAGACCATGTACATAGACATCATCCCCTCAGATTACCGAAGTGTCCGCCATTGGAGATGCGAAAACGACACCTACGGAAACCCACGATACTACATATTCGCCCTTGACTTTTACCCGATATTTCCGGGAGGAGATAAATTGAAAGCGGACATGAAGCAATTCGGACTCAAGCCGGTGCGGAATAAATCCATCAACAATTACCTCATGTTTGAATATGTTGGATACAGCGTTCAAACTAAAATTGACACAATCTTATCGCACCTTTCCAGCGAGAAATTGGCTAAAATGACTGATGCAGAATACGAACACATGGCCCACGCTGCATGGGCTGCAAACGAAAAATAAATCTAAAACAAAACAAAATGGGATTCTTTTCTTGGAACGCCTCTAACACAGGCAAAAGCATTGCTAATTCTTACAGCAAGAAGCGCACATTCACCGTTGCTATGGTGGACGATAAAAACAACATTTGGATTGAGCCAAATTACGAAGGGTATGGTGAGTTTGGTGGAAAGGATTTCTACGAACTCCTCGCTCAAATGAACGGACTCAAGACGAGAGAGCAGGGGATTGACATTGCCTTCTGTGAAGACAAAGACAAATACATCTACCCTTGCCTCTATCAAGTCAAGGATGGAAAAATTCCCCGGTGGAAACATTATTTCGGTGGCCCAGAGTCATGCGATTTTCAAGGATTTTTTTATTAATCAACCCCCAACCAATCACAAAAACAAAAACCAAGATGAAAAAGAAAATGCAATTTGCCGACTTCATGGGAACCGACTTAATCCAAAAGATTGACACGGTATTGGCTTGCGAAATGGGTGCATCTGCCCGCAAAGCAATCCTAATGTCTATGTATTACCGCCTCAAGCAGAAAAAGCGTGACGAATGGCCAAACTTAAATACCCAACGAGCAGTCCATACCGACCTAATCAGTGGCCTGTTTGATTGGGGAGGTAGCGGAGTGAAGACAGACCGGGGCGAGTTTTACTATTGGAAAAGTATCAACACGATGTTCAACCACCTCTTGTCTCAATATCATTACAACTTTGATTTCTACTGCGATGTAACTAAATCAATCTTCTCAAACTACAGCGAAGAATGAAACTAACAGCCCTAACCCCAAGCATTGAAAAGAAGGTACGCAAGAATTTGCGTACCCTCTTTGACCAAGCCACGAACGAACAACTAAAGTCCGGGAGTACTTGGTACAAACGAGCGCATGACATCTGCCTTGATTACGCTAAAGAGTTCGGAACTACCACCGAAATAGTAGCCAACATCATTAGTGCGCTGTCCCCAAGAAATAAGTGGGAAAGAAACATTCAAGATTGTCACCGTGTACTTACTGCGGTAAGGCGTGGCCACAACCCCGAAGATGTGAAAGTTTGCACATTTAATACAAACAAGTACAAGGCGTTTGACATTGCGATTAATGGCGCAATCATTAGCAAGTCAGCACCAAAAACATATTCCTTTGTCCGAAACATATCGGCCTTGGATTCGCAGCGGGTTACCATTGATGTATGGCATCTTCGTGCCTGCTTTGGTAAGACGATTGAGGGAGGCTTAACGCCATCCCGGTACAAGCGATTGGAGGAAATAACAATCCAAGAAGCGAAGAAAGTTGGCCTTCGGGGCTATGAGTATCAAGCAATTATTTGGGAAGTAATCCGCACAACAAATGACAACTAATTATTCACAAGAATCGGCAAATCAATTGGTTCGTTTCCAGGCCGAAATGATTAAGAAACTCCAAGGTGAGGTTTACTCACTCAAGCAAGAACTAAATGCGTGCTACGCACAAATACCACAACAAAAATGAACTACATTGACCTTGAGGGTGAAGACCCTATGCGATTCGGTATTGAAGTTTCAATGACCGGGAGTTACCAACTCAGAACAGCAACGGAGGGTGCTGACTACATGACACGAGAGTACTCGTATGTTGAGATGCTTGAACCCTTCGCAATGTTTGTGAACGGACACCAAGTCCAACTACCAAAAGAACTGATTGACAAAATTGAGGAATCTTTAATCTCTTATCTTGACTAAAATGACAATCTCATATACTGAAACCAAGGTGTACTTCAAGTACAAGTTCGCTGAGAAAAAAGCCCTAATAGCCACCTTTGAGTGTCAAGAGACATACCTAAAGATGCTACCTCATCTTAAGCAACTTTGCTACAATGAGGGGTTTGACAAATTAATAGAAGAATCAAAAACCATTGTTGAAATGGAAGTATGGCCACAAATCTAATCAAAATGACTACAAAAAACACACACTCCCAAAAGTTCTCCCACCTTCTCGTGGGTCGTAAAATCGTAGCATGTCGTTACCTGTCAACGGATGAGATGAACTCATTCGGTTGGTACAGCAACCCACTCGTTCTAATATTAGATGATGCAACGCATATAATTTTCCAGAGCGATGACGAAGGGAACGATGGTGGTGCTGCGATGATTTTGAATATGAATCAGAATTTTGAAACTATTGCATACACGATTTGATAATTCATTTTTTATTCATAGTTTAGCAACATGAAACACACATTATCTCTCCCTGAATTGAAGTCACACCTGATGAAAACAGGTGAGTTCTTCAGCATCAAGTTCACAAAGTTGGACGGAACTGAACGCCTACTCGTTGGGCGGTTCGGTGTACACAAACACGTAAAGGGTGGCGTTAGTTGCCTCAATGACAACAATTGGAACTTCTTTGATATGAAGGATGGATACAGGTCAGTCCGTGTTGACTCCATCATTTCCGTTTCGTTTAGCGGTACAAACCAATCGTTATGACAACAATCAACTCCCTGTCGGGTGGTAAGACATCAAGTTACATTGCTGTCCACCATCCGGCAGATGTGGAGATTTTCTCCCTCGTCCGCACATCTGACAAGTTGTGCATTTTTCCAGATGCAAAGATTCGTCAAATTGTTTCGGATAAGATTGGTCAAGAGTTCGTTGGAACGCTTGAGCAAGACGAAATAATCTACACGATGCTTGACCTTGAGCAGTACATCGGCAGAGAGATAACATGGATTACGGGGCCTACGTTTGACGAGGTCATCAAAAACCACAGCACCCTCCAAGCAAAGTACCTGCCTAATGTTATGCAGCGTTTCTGCACAACGGACATGAAGGTAACGCCAATCAAGGATTGGTGCTACAAGAACACGGAACTGCCTGTTGAGATGCGTATCGGGTTTCGGGCAAACGAGATTCGTAGGGCTGACAATATGATAAAGCGTGAGAAGGAGGATGGATTCCAATACGATAGGTTTGTTGTTGGGCATTCAAAGTCGGGCCGTAACAAGTGGAAGGAGTTGAAGTACCGCAAGGTCACCTTCCCTCTGATTGAGGCAGGTATATTCAAGGACACTATTGAGGAGTTTTGGAAGGACAAGCCTGTGCGATTTGCCTACATGAATAATTGTGTTGGATGCTTTCACCGGAATGAACTACTGCTTAAGCATATGTCCGTTCGTGATGCAAACAAGTTTGATTGGTTTGTCCGACAGGAGGACGGGAAAGCCCAGTTCAAAAAGGAGACATCTTACGCAGCGATTCAAGGACATCGTATGCAGTTTGATTTATTTGATGATGACTTTAACGAATGCGATAGCGGTTACTGCGGACTATGATAAAAGACGAGTATGAAATTCTTGCGTTTAACGACCTCCAAGTCGCTCACGCATATCTGAGTACCATCTACAAGGTGATGACCTCTCTACGGGACGATTTTGATGCTCGTGCGGAGGAATTAGAGTCACCGTACATCGGTCTGTATGATTTCGCAGATAAATACAAGCACCGGATGGATGATATTTCGGCAATCAAGGAGTTGATTGAGCAGGCAAGGTCAAAGCACCGGACTGTCTTAGCCAAACTTCATGATGCCGAAGAACGAATTGTTGAACTGACGGAGTCAGAGACACGACTTCGTGAGGAGGTTCTATCGTTGACATCAGTCAACGAGGAACTGAGAGGCAATGTTGAAAAAATCAAAGAGCAAGTCAGAGTTTTACGTTTAATTTAATTAACCCAACTACTATTATAGTTAATATACTATAATAGTAACTAACTATTATAGTAACTATACTATAATAGTTACTATAGTTCCTTACGGAACTATAATAGTAACTACAAGCACATGAAAAAACAAGTAGAAGATTTCATCATCGCCCAGACCTTTATGGAGCGATTGCAAAAGAACACCGGAGTAAACATCACAGCCAAGTCCCGGTTTCAGCAAGAGGTCATGTTTCGTCACGCCTTTGTTTACATCTGCATAACCAAACTCAAGATGCGGGTTGGTGATATCGCTGACATAATCAATCGTGACCACTCAACGGTTGTGCATTGCTCAAAGAAAGCAAAGATGTTGCTTGAGGTAAATGACGAGTTGTTCCTTGACTTCTATGAGAAGGCATTGGATGCCTACAGGTATGTGAGGTTCTCAGACGAGCAGTACATTGACACCTACGGCCACACGATGAACATCAACGATATTATTCGTGGCTACATTGAGCAGCATCAACTTGATGGCGTTCGCCTAAAGCAAATCCTAAGCAAAGTATCTTATTCCCTTAAACCAAATAACTATGCCTAAGAAGAATAAAATCGTAAGGTTCGGTGTAGAGTACACGAGCATCCGTGAATACTACAATGCGGTAGAGCGTGGCGAAGCCAAGGACGATAAGTGCAATCCGTTCCTAATGCATTTTGGATTCAACTATTGGAACGACAGAGAAAGCGGTATTGAGCAGCACGAAGTAAAGAAGTATTACAGGGGAACATCATCTGTTGGCTCAGTAATCTCAAGTTCAATAGAATAGGTATTGTTTTATTCAGCATTTTGTTTTATCTTTGACTTAATTAACAACTAAACTCAAAATCAAATGTCAAACTATCAGTTCAAGACTACCAACATCAAGGGCAAGGAGTATGTGCAGGTTAATGACCGCATTCTCTTCTTCCGAAACGAGCCACGCTTTGAGGGCTGGGGCTTAGAGAGCGAGGTTCTACACCTTGACAATGAATCGTGTGTCATCCGTGCGAGCATCAGAGATGTGTCCGGCAAGATTGTCGCACAAGGTCTCGCTCAAGAAGACCGCAGCAGTTCATACATCAACAAGACATCGTTTGTTGAGAACGCAGAGACATCAGCATGGGGTCGTGCATTAGCCAACCTCGGCATCGGCATTGAGACATCTATCGCATCAGCACAAGAGGTTTCTATGGCTGTGTCAAAGCAAGCACTCCCGGAGAAAAAGGAATTAACTCAAGAGGTTGCTGACAAGATGAAGTCAGCGTTTGAAAGCGGTGATGTTGACCGTGTGCGCAAGGCGTTAGCGAACTACACCGCTACCAAGGAGCAACTAACCTATATCGGATTGTAATGTTTTACTCTGACGAAGAATACTACGCAGACCGTGAGTTCCTCACGAACTCATCTCTGAAGTTGTTGCACAAATCCCCGGTGCAGTTCTATCAATGGCTCACAAACACGGGAGGCAACCAAAGCACAACTGCTCTTGAGGTCGGTAAGGCGTTTCACGCTCTCTGCTTAGAGGACGTAGTAAACTTTGTCGGATACGATGGTACTCGCAGAGGTAAGGAATACCTACAGTTTTGTGAGCAGAACGATGGGAAAATCGTGCTGTCCAAGAAGGATGCGGACATGATTTACGCTATGCAGAATGTTCTTATGAAAACCCCCCAAGTCGTAGAACTGATGTATAACAAGGATGATGAACAACTCACGGAACTACCTGCGATATCAGAATGGGATGGTATCCCAATCAAGGGCAAGGCAGACATGGTGGTGGAGAAAAACTTTGAACCCGCCTATCTCGTTGACCTAAAGACCACAGGTGGAACGCTTGAAGAGTTCCGTAGGAGCGCAAAGTATATGCACTACGACCAACAGGCAGCAATCTATTGTAAGTTGTTTGACGTGGATACGTTCTACTTCGTTGCAATTACAAAAACCTACCCTTACGAGGTTGGTATCTACAAGTGTTCACCTCAGTTCATTCAGCAGGGAGCAATCAAGGCCCAGGAGGCAATTGATAAGTACCGAAGGTTGTTTATGAACAAGCAATTCAATCCATATGATGCAGCAGAAATCGGTGTCCTTTGATGAGTATACACGGAACGTCATTGACGTAACGTGTTCTCACGCAGCAATACACCCATCTGAACTCTTCTCTTCAAAAAAGAAAGAGGTAGTAAATGCCCGCAGTATTATTGCCGTTCTCCTCCGGGAGAATGGTAGTACATACCAAAGCATTGCAGACACGCTCAATGTTGACGTTAAGGTATCGTACTCCTATGTGATGGGACACGATAACCGGATGGCCGACAAAGGGTATAGTTTATTGTTCAAGAATGTAAACCGCAGCATGAGTGGCGTACAGGAAATGGGCGATGACTTACATTTAGTAGTTACAAATCTCCTTGTCCGGTTGGAGAAAATTGAGAACCGGGTAAATCATTTAACTCATCTTTTAACAGCGTAACATGGAAAATAAGCGTAAGTACGTAGGTCGTGTTGAGACCAAAGCAACTCAGTATGGTGACATCATCAAAGTCGGCATCGGCCCGAATGACTTTGAAATCCTTAACTCATCAAAGAGTGCAAAGGGTTGGGTAACCATTGACATCAAGGCCAAGCAAGGCGGTGGCTACTATGCTGAGATTGCATCCTATGAGCCAAAGGCTACTTACGGACAGCCCAAGGCTGCACCCGTTAATGACGATTTGTTCTAACAAATCATTTGTTGATATTTAAGAGGGGCTTATGCCCCTCTTTTTATCTCCAAAAGTCATGAATCCAATCTACCATATGCACGTTCAGTATCGTTGGTCTTTCAAAAAGGGCAACGCTACTATGCACCACTACAAGGATGACTACGCCATATCTGAGTACAATACTCCGGACGAAGTCACTCTGGACAATGTTAACTATGCAATCGCTGTAAAGCGATTAGGCTTGTTAGGGAAGAAATTTATTAACTTCAGAGTCATGAAGATTTACGACTCTAAAATCGTTGGACACAAAAATGAATGACCACATCTACACACTTGACACACTCAAAGACCAACTCGCAAAGATGCGCATGAATGGCGTAAAGAAAGGCGAATGGGTAGGCTTTGACTCCTTATTTGATAAGTACTCTCTTAAGCGTGGCTCTACCACATATGTCTATGCAGGTGCGCACCAAGGCAAGTCGCAGTTTGCGTTTGAGATTATGATGAACCTTTCTGAGTTCTCCGGTTGGAAGTGGGCCGTATATACCCCAGAGACAGGTAGTCCCGCAGAGGTCTATGCAGAACTTGCATGGTGCTATTTGCGTAAGCCGTTCCTTCTGAATGACCGCATTAATGCAACCGATGTTGATGCAGAGAAAGCACTTGAGTTCCTTAACAAACACTTCTATGTGATTGACCCCGGACTACGTGACCTAACGATTGAGGGATTCTATACTGCCGTAGAAGAGATTGAGAAGCGTGGCATTAAGATTGATGGCTGCCTCGTTGACCCGTTCACAGAGATTAAGACAGATGTCGCTCAAGGTCTTCGTGATGACATTGCTATTGGCAATGTTCTGACCAAGGTGCGTAAGCACTCTAACGACAAGGACTACCACACAATTGTTACTGTCCACACCAAGCATCAGCAAGCCAAGTATAAGAACGGCATCCCATATGTTGACGTGCCTACCATGAACGATATCGCAGGCGGTATGCAATGGTCACGCAAGGGCATGATGATT